GAGTTGCACAAGATTGTTGCCGAGTTCGTTGAACGCTTCAGGAAGAGCCCCTCCGCTAAGACCATTATTTATTCGATTTTATTCATCGATATGAAGTCGAAGAAGTGGACCGAAGCGCGGGCTAGGCAAGCGCTCATGGACTTGCAGGCCAAGTATAATCCTTCTTACAAGTTCAAGGGCCAAATTAAGTTAGAACCATCGAAACAGGGTAAGCCGCCCCGCCTCATCATTGCCGACGGTGACATCGGGCAAGTGATGGCGTGGTGCGTATTCGCTCTGATTGAGCGGTATTTATATTCGACCAAGGGATATAAACACCGTTCTATTAAAGGTGTAGGCAAGGCTAGGCGGATGCATGAGCTGTCCGCCAAGATGCGCCGTGACTACACCGATGGACGTGGCAACTTTCTGGCAAGAATGGCGGCATCAATCCTCGAGAACGACGGTTCTGCGTGGGATGCCTGTATGCGAGCGGCTTTGAGGGAGATTGTTGAGTTGCCCCTCATTACGGCCGCGAGCGACATGTTCGCAGATTTCTTTACCCCTGAGAGCATGTATACGGAGGAGCACACAGACAGCACCAAAGGCGATCTCCTTATCATTAGGTTCCCAGTTAAGATGCGAGAGTTCACCAAGAAAGACTTGCAGGCCGCCGCTGACAAAGAGTATGATGGTGCACCACTGTATACTTATGCGGCATTGAAGAAAGAGATTCGGGTCAAGATTGAGGCAATCAGGCGCAGTGGCCATCGTGGCACTAGCGTCCTCAATTGGTGGGCGAACCATATTTTGTGGGCCTGGGTGTTGTTCGGGCCTAATGCTTGGCGTTACGCCGATCCGCTTCTTATTAACAACAAGACCATCTTCGGCACCACTGTCGGAGTATTGTGGATCTTTGAGGGAGATGATTCCTTGGTGTTGGTGACCGGCACATTTACGGACGACCAGATTGATATTCTTTCAGACCGTTGGAAGAAGCTAGGCCATAGACCGAAGTTGCATTACAGGAAGCCTGGTGAAGCGGCTGAGTTTTGCGGATGGAAGATTTTGGTTGATGAATACGGCCTTGTCGACGGTACGGCCGTCGTAGATGTTCCACGTCAGTTTCGCAATGGTCATACGTGTATTGCTCCTGAAGCTGTTGAAGCTGTCCTGAAAGGCGACCGTGCCCGATTTGGTAAAGTAGCGGTTCCTGGTATGTTATGCCGGGCCTACAACATTGCCCCACATTCTCCATCTTTGGCCAGGTATTTCCTCGGCCTTGCGGAGTATTTCAACGGTGGGCGTGTCACGGACGCAGAGTTTACGGCTCGCATGTTGATTAAGATCGGGGAAGAAGCGGCCACGTTGCCTGAGATGTGGCGTATCCATGAAAATGACTTGCGATCTTTAGAGACATTAGCTGAAATGGACAGCGTTGTCACAAAGGTGTATAACGCTGTGGAAGCTTCAACGGTCGATGCGGCCTCGGAGGCGCAATTCGCAGTGGCACAGGGATGGGTATCAAGTGAGAATGAGTACAACACTTTCGTGAGCAAGTTGTACGCAGCGGGCTTTTCTCAGCACAATTTGCTGGCCCGCTCAGACATCCCTGGCGCTTTCGCGCCTGACGTTTAGGCATTTTGCCTGCCACAGTAGGTGGTGTACTTTTCCTTTTGTAGGTGGACTGATAGTTAATGCACAGGGG